ACCGTTAAATATTTGTGGTTGAATTTCACCTAATAGAATCCTAAAATTATAAGACCTTAAAGGTTCTATTGTCTCTAAATTTAATTCTTCACTCATTTTTAATATATTTTTTAGTTGTTAAACGTTTGTTTTTTTCTTTTCTTGTTAATCTTAAAAATGGATTTAAAAACTTAATCCAAGCATCATCTGATTTTGGTAATACATTGAATAAACCATCTTCCATCATCATTTTCATGGTGTTTTTATATGAACGTCCTTCAGGATCAATTGAATCATTAATTAACAATAAAATATCCTCTTTTGACTCATCTGTTAGGAATGGGTCATCCAAACTTACAATTTTATTATTAACTTCATAAAATTCGTCACCAAATACACCGTATTTAGTAACACCAGTTAATAAATTCTGTATCAGTTTGTTGTTTTTATCTTGTTCAAAGATAAAATCACTTTTTTGTCTAATATAATCTAAGGTGAGTTTTTGGGTAACAATTTCAGGAAAAAGTTCAATCATTCTTTTAATGCCTAAACTTTTAATTCCTGAAATGTTATCCGATGGGTCCCCACACATCATTTTAATCAACTTTACGTTTTCAATTAACACGTTCTCGTGATTGTAGACAAAGCTATCCTTGGGCTTGTAAAGTTTACGATGTGAGGGGTTATATAATTGTGTGTTTTCCGAAACCAATTGTGTTAAATCTCCATCTGATGAATAGATAATTTTTTTCTCATTTGGTGAATTTTGTACATAGTATGCAATACAATCATCACATTCACAATATTCATATTCACCTTGACGAACAAATACTTCTTCAAGATATTGTTTAACACGATTTCTCTGATATTCATATGAAGAAATTTCTTCTTCACTTTTTAATCGGGATTTTCTGTTTTCTTTGTATTGAGAGTAGTATTTTTTTCTGGTAATAGATGAATCTTTTCCATCCCAAAATACTACTATCTTATCTAAATGATAAGTTTCAAAAGAACGTCTTAGAACGTCTAAAAAATGATATAATCCTCCAATATGTTTACCTTTATAAAAGTAATTTTTGACTCCGTAAAATCCAATTGTTAGTAAATTATCACCATCAACTAATAGTGTTGACATATCTTTTTTTATTTATTTGTTTGACAATATTTCTTTTTAAACTCTGTTATAAAAATATGAAAAAAATGTGGTAAAATCAAATTTTTAACAAATTAAATTTTATAAAAATTAATCTTCATCTTCTTCATTGGTTTCACTGAATGAATATTCACCACCTTCACCTAAAATTTTATTCCAATAATCTGAATATTCCTTTTTATAAGTTTCTAATGCTTCTTTGGTATCATCAATATAACCTTGTGGAACTACAATAATTTTACCATCTTTATATGAAATACCATTAACGTGGTTTTTCAATACAGATATTTTAGTTCTTGTTGCGTAAGATACTTTACGACCATTTTTAGTTGCGTCAATATGACTAATACCTGCTTTTCTTTGATTACCAAATAAGAATACTAATGAAGATGCTAACCAAAGTGCTTCACCACCTTTTGCTTTAATTTCAGGTTGTCCAAATGGATTATCAGGTAAATCTACCCAAGGTTGATTAACAACAACCATAGTGTTATAATATGGATAATCTTCTTTTTTGGATTTAGTAATTCTTGAATGAATACCCATACCAATTTTATCTGCTAATGCTGCTGCGTTATGTTGTTTACCACCTTTACCATCAAATGTCATTTTACAAGGAATTGAACCAACTGAATCCCACAAGAATAATATATTATAAGGAATATTACCTTTTTCTTGTTCGTCTAAGATTTCGTTAATAAAATCAGTTGCTTGTTCAATGTAATCAAATGAGTCGTTGAAAATAAAATCACCATCCCATTCACCGTTTGCATCTTTTTCTGCTTTTAGTCCTAATTCAACCGCATGTTCCCATGACCATTTTTTTTCTGTAATAATAAATACAGGTAAATGACCTTTCTTTTGGGCATCGGATGCCGCTAATATCATTGCAGTAGTTTTTGATGAGTTAGTATGTCCTAATAACATATTTATTCCACCCATTACTGGTCCAGGTAAACCACACGCGTTTAAAAAAGCATCCCCACAAAAATAAAAGTTAGTATCTTTATATTTTGTTTTAGTGGAAAATTTTTCTTTAAAATCAAATTCTTTTTTCTTTAATGCCATGTTTTTTTTTAATATATTTTATGATTAGTTAAAAAAGTTAATTTTTTTTGTGTAAAAAAAAATTAATTGGGTATTAATCTAATACCCAATTATTATTTACTAATGATTAAAATGGTAGGTCATCTGCAGGTTCTGCATCTGTTTGTGGATCATTATAAACTACTGTGTTTGAATCAAGTTGATTTGGGGTAACATCGTTTGCTGATTTCCAGCATTTATTATCTTTATCCCATGTTGGAACTTGACCTGTTGCAACTAATTCAAGATAATCTTCAGGTTTTTTAGAATAAACATCAGACCAAACCAAATCATTGTCAATCCATTCTTGCGCAATAGTTTTATCAGTATGAAGTGGTTCTTTATCTTCTGGAATTATTGAATTAATTGTTGTATATTCTTTTCCGTTTGGTGATTTATTCAACGTTAACGTAAGAATCAAATCACGTCCATTTTCAGGGTCGGTAATATCACCTTTATTTTTAAAGATAGGGAAAATTTTATCTAATACACCTTCACTTTTAGTGTTGTGCTTAAATCTCCAAAATTTAACACCGTCTTGTTCATTTTCACGGTCAATTACTTTTACAATGTAGAACTTACGAGAACGATAGTTTTTTGCTAACTCTTTGTCTTCTTCTTCACCTGTAGCTCTTAAACTTTCATAAACTTCGTTAAGTGGGGAACGTTTACCTTCTTGTGCTGGGTCATATAGTTTAACCCATTGTCCATCTACTTGCATTTCGTGGAAATATACTTCAACGAATGGTGATGAACCATCTTTGGTTGGCAAAATTCTAATTCGTTTGTCTTGGGTTTTTACTCCTTTAGGTAGTACTGTTGTAAAGTACTTTTTTAGTCTTTCTTCATTAGAAACTTTGTTAGTGTTGTTGCTTGCTGCGTTTTTGTTTTTTTCGTACTGTGCATTGATAGCGTCTAAAACATTACTCATAAAAAATTAAATTTAAATTGTTATTATTATTTTTGTAAATCTCGTTATAAATATATGAAAAAAAATGTATAAAAACAAGTAAGATCGTAAAAATTACCAAAAATGTTTTTACAACTTTTAGCAAAAACATTTTTGGTAATTAAATTAGTTAAAATTATTCTAAAGTTAATAGGTATTGTAGTTTGTTAATCAAGGCTAACATTTCATCTCTTAAACTCAACAAATCACTATCTCTATCTGATAGTTCGTCATTCATTGAAATTAAAAAATCTTTAAATGATTTTAACCAAGATTTAATGTCAAGTTCTTTAGTATTAAATAGTTCAATTGTTTTTGTTTCGTCAGATAATTCAAATCTACCATATTTACCCATGACAATTTCAACAAAATTGTCAATTAATCCATCTAACTCATCATATGTACTACCAAAAGCTATGTGTCTAGCATAAACTTTTGTTTGCCAATGACAAATTTTTAATTGTGTTTGGATTTGTAAAAATTGTTTTACCTTAGTATCTATTGTCTTCATTTGGATTAAATGATTTCATTATTTCATTTTTGCTGTAATTTTCAACATCATCTTTAGTTAAAATATATTCATTTTTTCCTGTCATTCTCATTTGATCAAGTTTTTGGTCAAAGAATTGTTGTGGGTTTTCATTAAATGGATATGAATCTAAAGACCTCATCTCAAGTTTTTCTTCAGGTGATTTAGGTTTTGAGTTTTTAACCTCAACTTCTAAATTATCTATCTTAGCAATTAATACGTCCATACCTTGAAGTTTAGTTTCTAAATCATTTAATTTACTAAACAATTCATCCATTTTTTGACTATTACCATTGTCCTCTTTTCTATCTTCTAAATCTTTTTTAATACTTTTAGTCATATTAACTAAATCAGTAATATCGATTTCCTCGGTAGTATCTGGGTCTTCGGGCATTGTTTCTGCTGGTGGTACTGCAGTATCTACAGGTGGTACTTCACCATCTACTGGTTCAACAGGTGATGCCGCATTAGGATCTGGAGTAGGAAGTGGAGCTTCTTGCTCATTAATTAATGATTTAACATAACCATTAATTTCGTTAAAACGTCTAAGTTCTTCGGATAAATTTCTTTTTGACATAATTTTAATCAATAATTAATTGTCTGCCATCTTCGATGACATATTTTTTATTTAATCTTTCTACTAAACCATCTTTAGTTTTGATTGTATAACATTCTCCTGTTTGTAGGTCACAAACTTCTTCAGTTTTATTATCAATTGTTGTTTTTGACACCCTATTTGATAAAAAACTATCTAAACTATTTTTTACTTTATCATTTTCCATAATTTATTATTTATATATAAATATCATTAATTTGAAAAAAAACCTATTATTTAACTACTTCATTCATTTTAAAGTACAAAATATCACCTGTTTTTATTTTTAATTGTTTCATTAATGATGGTGATAATGCTATACCATATTCACTAAGTGATGGACCGACATTAATCGGCCCGTTATATTTATTCTCACTTGGTTTAATGTCTGTAGTTACAGTAACACCAACTTTATTGACAGGATTATAGAAATATGTTGTTGTCAAATTACGTAATATAAAGTTTGGATTTTGTTTAAATCTTGCACTATAATATTTACCATTAGTGTTTTTTACATTTGACCACACAACCTCTTCAGTAAACAAGTCAGATTTTGAAATTAAACTCATATGAGTATTATCAGTTAATGTGTTAGTTTCATCCGTCATATTTATTACGGTAGTTTTTAACCACTGTGTTTTACCATCACCGTAATTTATTTTAGAATTTTCAATTAAATGTACATACTGTTCATTTGAACTACCATTAAAATTGATACCATATTCATTTGCCCCTGCAATAGTTTCTAACATTTTTTCATTTGAATCGGTTTTACCTGTTAAATATGAATATGTATATGAAATACCATCAAGAATAAATGTTTTTTCTTTACTATTATTGTTTTTATCACTTAATTTATTTCTAACTTTTGCTCTATTAGTCATTTTATTAAATAATGAACGATAACTTGCCATAAACGAATCTTTAGGGTTAGGTAAAGACTGAACAGGTATTCTTGAACCTTTAAATGTAGTTTCAATATTACCGATTTTAATATTATGCGTTACTTCAGTAATCCAATATGAACCTCTAAATAACGGTACATTTTTCAAATAGAAGAACATTGTTGGTTGTATCATTGCATTACCTAATGATGTTACAGTACATTCATATGATGAAGACCTATAAATATCAAATAAACCAATATCTACCATTGCTGTTGATGAACCCGCAGCGGAACTACCCAAATTCTCTAAAACTGGATATGATTCAGAAGTGTTTTTAATTGATGTCTGGTCTAATTCAATAGATTTAAACATATTTTGATTTTGGTCACCAAAACCTACTTCAAATGCCACCGCTCTATTTGATTTACTATAATCAATATTTCTAAACGCGTCAGGCGCTATAATAATTGGATTATTATGTGTATCAGCAAGATTAAAACTATCATTACCAAATTTAGCATCTTTATCAATGTCATCATAATTTGGGTGTTTAGAGGTCGGTCCAACATATTGTAATATAATTTTTGGTGAAGATTCTTCATAATCGACATCTAAAAATGTACCAAACAATGTTCTTGCAACTTCCTTACTTGGTTTAATTTTTGCTTTATTTGAAAAATTAGTTCCATAAAAATTAACATAAGAAGGTAATGGTCGTATATCAACATTACTATCTTTTAGTAAAATTACAAAAGTACTAAATAAATTAGCATTATCATTTTTTACTAAATCAGTTAATTTAGCTAAGTCTATATATAACTCATCACCAATATCACGATTGGCTTTATCTAGGAATAAAAATTCTTCCATTAATGTTCTTTGTCCAATAGAATTACCTGCAATCCACTTGTCATTAAATGTTTTGAACATATTATAAAGTTCTAATTTTAACATATCATCATTATATGACCTTTTGATTGTATTTTGTCTTTGTTCTGTTGGTAATTTAATTGTACTTATATTATCAATTAATCTATCTAAGAATATTTTTAATCTTTTGTCGATTGTTACAAATTTAGTTGTTTCAATAATTGTATTATCCCCATCCATTTTTACATTATAGTAATTAATATCAATTGTTGGGTTAATGTTATTTATTACATAAGTTTTAAAATCGGTATTATCTCCGTTAATTTTTAAACCTGTGTATAAATAA